ACACATTCATAATATAACGCTTCTTAGCAGTCCAAATTCCTTTGTCTGCCAGTGCTTCACGTTTCATCTGCATCTTCTGTGCATACGCATGAACATACTCGGCCAGTTCTGCATAAGATTTTGAAATATAAGGTTCAATCTTATCTTTACAGACTTTATCCATGAAATCAATCACTTTGACTTTTGGCATAGAAACTACACCATCAACGCCATAGACTTTATTGACTAGAGGACCAAGTTTCAAATAAATCGAATCTGTATCTGAAGCAATAACATAATCAACATCTTTTGTTGATAGAATCTTGTTCATGTATTCATTAATCTTGTTTTCAATCCAACGAATACTTAATTGCCCAGCAGTGGTGACACCCAAGGCCATACGCAAATCATAAAACCTGAAATATTGAGAACCCAAAGCACCGTAAGCAGAGTTAAGTGATACCTTTTTAGCCAACTGTAGGTTGTTGTATCTGGCAATACGTTTTTCAATTTCATACTTCTTAGAATTGTCTTTTTCATTCTCATATTCTTGTTTAGACTTCAACATCAGATTTTTGAATTTCTTTCGATCTTCATACATCTCAGCCATCATCTTTGGTAAGAAGCCTTCATGGTCGGTTCTAAACAACTGGCCATTAGGTGTTATGGTGCATTGCATTGTATGCAAAAAAGAAGTATCAACCGATTTAGACAACATATTATCAACGTTGATCTTACCTATTTCTTGTTCAAATAATTCTATAGACTGAAGTTCTTTTTGTAGTTCTTCAGTAGTTAATTCTTTTACATTACGAAACATTATTTCATCCACTTCTTTCTGTTCTCTGTCATAGTCAATATTTGTAAATTATCTGGATGATGTAAACCACCTTTTGCAATAGGTTGTATATGATCTACTTCATGTCCTTTCGGACAAACCAAATAATATTCTTGCAATTTTTGCTTTTCTTCCTTAGTCAATTCTGGCGTTTGATTGCGGATTCTCGCTCGGCGCCTCGCGGCAATTTCATTTCTGATTCTGCGTTTATGTTCTTCACCCAAATATCTACTTTTTTGAGCACAAGAATAACTACAATATTTTGAATAGTATTTTTCACTTTCAGTCCGAAACTTCTGTGTTTCATATTCACCACCACAATGTAAACAATTCAACAAAGCTTTGCGTTCTTTGTTTTTACATTCCAACATAAAAGGTTTTTTTATGTCAAATTTTTGTAAACACTTTTTAATATTAGCCTCCGAACACCCAAAATAATCAGCAACATCTTTTCTCCTCATATTTTTAGTGATAAACAACTCATATAATTTATCTTTAGTAATATTGTATCTCATCAATCCCCCTAATAAGTAACCACATCTACTTATTTAGTATTTCTGAGATTCAATTCTTGTATTAATTTTTGTTTTCTATCTTCAATATAACTTCTTTCGACCAGATTTTCGGGACTTATGGAATATTGCATCATCAAATGTGGATAAAGTGAATTCAAATCAAATGATGCAACCCAATCGTGAGCACCAACTTGAACTTCTTTTACATATGCACCTTCAAATGCACCATCTTTTTCTTGTACGTCCCGTGGTGGAACAACAATACCATCTTGCATAAGTCGGTTATATGTCAATGCATCCCACATACGAGTTTGTGCAAACACATCCTCATAATTGCACTTAGTATCATAAGTAAGAGTAAGTGCCAATTCAAGCAACTTCAACTTATCTTCCAGTTTAAGAATCAGCTCAACGTCTTTGATATTATACTCAATAAACTTTTGATAATTCAAACGATACAACTGGTGCAAGTTATCATATTCATCATACGATAATTTATTTTCACCAATCTCTGCATTTGCAATTGCATCCAGTCGATATGATTCTTGTGACTTACCATTCGGAGCATACCATCTGTATAGTTCAATATAATCAAGTGATGCAACACCCATAATATCATAAGCAATCATTTGACGGCCATTGATTACGGTCTTGCGTTCACCAATATATTTCCATGGTGACATAAGTTTAGTTTCATCTTCACCAACAATCTTGCGAAAACGATTAATCAAATATGGAATATCAAAAAACTTGGTATTCCAGCCAGTCAATACATCTGGTGTATTATTCTGCCAGTGTTGTAGGAATTTCTTGCAAAGAGTCCATTCATCTTTACATTTGATGTAGTGTTCATCACCTTGAACAACATAATCACCACAACCAAAGACCAAAGTCATACCATTGATATACTTCAAACAGATGGCAGTAATTGGTTCATTTGCAAGATATGGATCAGGGAAACCATTCTCTGAACCAACTTCAATATCAACGACACCAATAATTACTTGGTCGATATCCCATTCAACCATTTCTTTATGTTGTTCACCGATGAATGCATACTCATAACGAGTATTACCATAAACTTTTGGTGCACCGTGTACATCTTTAAATTTTTTGATGTACTCACGAGCCTCACTGATGTTATCAAACTTCTTTTTATCGAGTGGAGTACCATCCAAAGATTTAAAAGATGTGCCTATCGATTTACGTGTGGTAACATACAATGATGGCTGGTATTCGATTCGTTGTTTGACACGTTTACCATCCATCACACCACGATAAAGAATGCCATTACCTAAGCATTGTACATTTGTATAAAAATCCATTAACCTGTTACCAATTGTTTGTTAGGAAGAATAATACCAGAACCAAATATTTGTGTATAGTTATCAATAAAGTCCTGTGCAGGAACATATGAGTATACTACATGTTTCTTAGAAAGTACAGAGGTTGCACCTTTTTTCTGTGGTGCATGAATAGGAAATGGTGCAAAACCTACGTTTGGTTGACCATCTTTACCACGAACCACAGCAACTCCAACAGGATTTTCAATAACAAATTCGGTTTCAGATTCGGATTGAACTTCTCCAAGAACTTCTTCACCTGTAATCAACTTTAAAATAATAATATTCATAAAAAACTCCAAAAAATGCCAATAAGGATAAATACTTATGTTACAGTATACACTATCTGGAACAAAATGTCAATAGACAGTGAATTTATATAACACGCAATGTGTTTGAAATATTTCGTCATTCTTCCTATAAATTATTTAAAAGAATGAACACCAAAAATGGATCCAATAACAATCGGTCTGGCGTTTACTGCTGCACAAGCCGCTGTTGGGCAAATTAAGCAAGCAATTGCTTTAGGTAAAGATATCAATAGTCTGGTTGGACAATTCAGTAAATTCTTTAGTAGTGCAGATGCTGTTCATATGGCAGCAACTAAAGAAAAAGTAAAAAATATTGGAAAATCAGATGCAGAATTAGGTCGCCAAGCCCTAGAGTTTGCCATGCACAGTAATAAACTGCGTGAAGATGAAAGAGCTCTCAAAGACATGATTATCTGGCAAATGGGCAAACCTCAAATTTGGGATGACATGATTCGTGAAAGAACACGTTTAATGAAAGAACGTAATGAGGCAGAAAGAGCAGCAGCTGAAGCAGAAGCAAAACGTAAAAAAGAATTAGCAGAAGGTATTATGTTTGGTATTAGTCTAATAGCTGGTTTAGCTATTGTGGCTGCTTTTGCTATGGGTGGTATGAGAATATACGCAGCGATCGAAGAGAAGAAAGAGTTTGAAATAAAACAAGCCAAACGTGAATTGGTTATCAGACAACAACAAGAAGCAAGAGAAAAAGAAAACAAAAAGCAATTAGCAAAAGATGCTGCAGACAGCGGTTAGCGTTTGTCTTTTCTCCAGTCATTAAACATCACCCAAAAAATAGCAACCAATGGCATACTGGCCAGAAGAAACAGTATGTCATAGAAGGTGATAACTATATTGAAGTACATCACTTATTTATAAATATAGGTTTATTGAATAATAAAAGGAGTTTTTATGGCAGAAGGCAAAACGGAAAGTCGATCAGAAAGAGAAGCGCACATTAAAGACAAAGCTGGGTGGGTTATCACTGTTCTTGCTGCTCTTTTGGCCATTAATACTCTTATTGGTGGTTCAAATAGCAGTAAGATTCTCAATAATACTATAGCAGCAAATGATACATGGGCATTTTACCAGG